GTAAGTGGAGGTACTATTGTAACAGGTGCTGCAATGGGAGATTTAAGCGGATACACATTGACTCTTACAGGTCAAGAAGTACTTCCTGCCAACTTCCTAGAAGGGGCTACTGCTACAAATCCATTCGCTGGATTATCTAATACAGTAACAATAGTTCAAGGAACTAACGTTTAAACATAGTAGGTTCTTAAACGCAGTAAGCCTCACCTTTATGGTGGGGCTTTTTTGTAAACAAATAATACATCTTTGAGTTATATATATATGAAAGTATTACTTCCATCTACAAATTCTCAAATCATTAAGATTATACCAAGAACTTATGTCGAGGCTAGCAATCTTACTTTGGTGATCACTAGAGATGGAACGGGAACTACAGAGACCCTTACAAGCCTTACCTCAACGATAGTGGGTAACTACATAAGCATCCCTTGTACATTCTCAATACTTTCTGAAGGTAGTATTTATTTTATGGAGCTAAAGCAAGGCTCTACACTGTTGTTTAGGGACAAGGTTTATGTTACGGCACAAACCGACAGAACGCAAAAGCACACACTAAACACAGGGAAATATACAGAGCATAGTGCTGCTCCTACTGGAGAAAAATATATAACAATATAATATGCCTAGAAAGAATAAACCAACAGGAACAATTAGAGTAGTAAACCTACAGGGCTATACTATTCCTGAAATTAAGGAGGACTACAGAAATGATTGGGTTACCTATGGGGAGGATAACAATTACTTTGGTGGACTAATTGACAATTACCTGAGCAGCCCAACAAACTCTTGCTGTATCAATGGTATTGTAGATATGATTTACGGAAGAGGACTTAATGCGACAGACAGCGAAGAAAAGCCTGAGATGTATGCTCGCTTCAAAATGATACTAAAAGACGAAGAGGTAAAAAAAATAGTTAATGATTATAAACTACTTGGTCAAGGTGCTATTCAAGTTGTATATAATAAAAGTAAAACTAGAATTACATCTCTTACGCATTTTCCTATGGAAACGCTAAGAGCTGAAAAGGCAGACGAAGGAAAGATAAGAGCGTATTACTACCACCCAAAGTGGAATGAGTATAAGCCATCTGACAGCCCAAAGAGAATACCAACATTCGGAAACGGCAAAGCAAATGAATTAAGAGAGCTTTATGTTATTAAGCCATACAGACCTGGATTCTATTACTATGCCCCTGTGGACTATCAAGGATGTTTACAGTATTGCTCATTAGAGGAAGAGGTATCTAACTACCACATTAACAATATACTAAACGGTCTACAGCCATCGTTGCTGATTAACTTCAATAATGGAGTTCCTGACGAAGAGGCTCAACAACTAATTGAAAGCAAAATCCAAGATAAATTCGGAGGGACATCCAACTCAGGTAAGTTCATTCTAGCGTTCAATGAAGACCCAGACCGTCAAGCGGACATAGAGCCTATACACCTCCCAGATGCACACGCACAGTATCAGTTCCTTGCTGATGAGGCTCGTGAAAAGATTATGCTCGGTCACAGAGTTGTTTCTCCGATACTTCTTGGAATCAAGGACAACACAGGATTCGGCAATAACGCAGAGGAACTAAGGACCGCTTCAGTTCTTATGGATAACATTGTTATACGCCCATTCCAAGAAAAGATTATAGAGTGCTTGAAGACTATATTGATGTTCAATGAGATTGACCTCAGCCTATACTTCGTTACTCTACAGCCGATTGAGTTTACTCAGCTAGACAATATTGAAACTAAAATTAAACGTGAGGAAGAAACAGGTGAGAAGTTGTCTGCAATGGACCGAGTAAAATCACTATTTAAAAAGAAAGAAGATGGCGAAGGCACTGTTCGTAACGACTAACGACCTAAGGAGAAAGTCTCTTGTAGGAGGCTCTGTAGATGCTGATAAGTTTATTCAGTTCATCGAGGTCAGTCAAGATATACATATTCAGAACTATCTGGGCACAAGTCTATATGATAAAATGTCCACGCTAATTACTGGTGGAACTATAAACGACTCTGCGAATGCAGCCTACAAGACACTCCTGAACGACTATATAACACCGATGCTAATTTGGTTTGCACAGTCAGACTATTATATGTTTGCATCTTACCAAGTAAGTAACGGAGGTGTTTATAAACATCGAAGTGAGTCTTCAGAGACTCCTTCGATGGAAGAGATACACTATCTGGTAGAGAACTCAAAGAGCAAGGCTCAATTCTACACTAGACGGTTTTTAGATTACATAATTGACAACAGTAGTAGCTATCCCGAATATAATGATTCTAGCCAAGACGGAATGTATCCTGACAAGTCAGATAATTTTAACGGATGGGTATTATGAGATATAAACCAAAGAAACAAAACATAATTAAGCTAAAGCAGTTTTTAAGTATATGCCAATACCAGAACCAAAATCAGGAGAAGAGCAAAGGGAATTTATACAAAGATGTATTGTCCAAATAAGCTCGGAATACGGTAAGGACCAAGCATTGGCTATTTGTTATAAAAAATATAGAGAGAAATAATGGCGTTCGGAAAGATATACGAAACAACATACTGGGGATTTGTAAGTAGCACTTGGGGAAGTATTTACCAAAGTATTGCAGAAACCCTTAACAGAGTTACAGCAGAAAACGGAGATTTCCTAATAGCTGAAAATGGAGACAATATAATTATAGAAGAATAAAAAAATGGCAAATAAAAAATTTAGTGAGTTTACGCTCAAAACAGATAGTGCAAACGTAGACTTCGTTGTAGGTTACGATGGTACTGACAACGTAAGGATAGCACCTAGCAATTTAAGTAGCGGAGGAGCATCGTCTTTAAACGGATTAAGTGATGTACTTATTGACACTACTTCAGAATATGTTGGAACTGTCCCTGCTTCATTATCAGGTAATCCACAAGGAAATACTTTTTTAGGTATTAACGCAGGAGCATCAAACACTTCAGCTTTTAAAAATACTTTAATAGGTAATGATGCGGGCACAGCTACAACAAGCGGTAGCTTTAATACTGTTTTAGGCTATCAAGCAGCATATTCAGCCACAACAACTTCACAGAGCGTCAATATTGGGTTTCAGGCAGGTTATGGTGCAACAGAAGCAAATAGCTGTGTTAATATTGGAATGTATGCAAATCACGATATTAACGGAAGAAACAAATCAGGTGCTACAGCCATAGGTAAAAACTCAATGTATGGAGGTGCAGCAGGGATTAACAATACAGCAATTGGTTATAACGCTAGTTTTGGTGCAAGTGGTAGTGGAGGTAACAACACTTGTATTGGTTATGATAGTTCGTATAGTAGCGGAACAGTTGCAAATGAATTTACTCTAGGTAATTCAAGTATAGCTACTTTACGCTGTGCGGTTACTTCTATAACTTCACTATCTGACGAAAGAGATAAATCAGAAATAAAAGATATTTCTTACGGTTTAGATTTTATCGACAGCCTACAACCAAGAGAGTTTGTTTGGGATAATAGAGCAGAAACGGATACAGATGGAGAAGAATTTTATTCAGCTAACAAAGGGAAAAAAGACTTTGGTTTTATAGCACAAGAAGTACAGTCAGTAGACGATGATACTTTAAGGCTTGTCTATGATGAAAACCCTGATAAGTTAGAGTTGAGTTACGGTAAACTTGTTCCTATTCTTGTCCAAGCTATAAAAGAATTAAAAGCAGAGGTTGAATTATTAAAAGGCTAATGCAAATTACAGACGAACAAATACAACGTATAAACGCAATTCTTAACTCATTGCCTATTGCTTACATAGCACAGGTACAGGAAATCGTAAAGATATTCAACGAGAGTAAAGAGGAGGAAACAGATGAATAATGGCTCTAGCTGACATATATCAAAAAGCTACATTAGTACAGATACCAAGCGGTTACAAGGCTGCTGATGCTGAATTGTATTCAGTTGTGCCTAATACTACCGATGGGGATTTTACTGTTTCGGTAGATGCAGATGCTACAAGAGTAAACAAAGACGGCTTAATTGAAAGCGTATTAGCAAACCAAGCAAGGCTTGACTACAACCCTACAACCCCACAAGACCCACATCTACTTTTAGAGCCTACAAGAAATAACTTTAACACTAACAGCGAAAATTTTAGTAGCGGTTATAGTGCTGTTGGTAGCCCTGTTTCAGTAGAAAACAATTTAACCTCCCCTAATGGTGGTATAAACGCAGCAAAGCAAACAATAGCAACAACAGGAAATGGTTACTATAAGTTTCCTACAACAGTTACAAGCGGTACAGATTATACTGTAAGTGCTTTTTTTAAGTACATATCTGGTAGTGGCGAAGTTGTAAGGTTTGGCGCAGCAGGAGGCACTTTTGGCGGAGACCAACAAAACAGGATTAACATAAAAACGGGTGTAGTCGAATTTACAAACACAGGCAATACGGTTGTAGTAGAAGAATATCCTAATAAATGGTATAGGGTTAGCTGTACTAAAGATGCTACTTCAAGCGGGTCAGGTGGTTTTTCAATGTACACAAACGCAGATGATATGGTTTTCGGTTGGTGGGGTGTGCAGTTTGAAGCAGGAAGCTATCCATCAAGCTACATACCAACATCAGGAAGCGCAGTTACAAGGACAGTAGATACTTGTAAATTAGAAAACTTTGCTGATATGCCTACTGATTATCCGTTTACGGTGTTTTGGGAAGGTCGGGTTGATGATATTAGTACAAATCAAAACGCTTTTTCAATTTTAGATGCATCAAGCGCAGTAAAGTACTTGAGTTTTACATTTGCTAATACAGGGTTTTTTCAAGTTTTAAGGAGAAATGTAAATTATGATATTGATAGTCAAACATTCTCTATATCGGTTGGAGATGTTTTAAAAATAGGAATAGCATTTACTAGCAACACAACGTATAAATGTTATATAAATGGCTCGTTAGAAAGAAATGAAACAAGCGGATTAGATGTTGATTTTGATTTTAACGATATTTTGATGGGGCAGTTAAGGGTTGTGTCAGACACAGGTACTAGAAACCAAGCTAGTCAGATTATGCTATTCAACGAAGCACTAACAGACAGCGAACTAACAACACTTACAACGTAATGGAACTCTTTAAGAAATACGAATTTAACTCAAAGGAACAGGCAGAGCAAAAGATTGCCTCACTTCCGCATATAGAGGTAGACGGACATTCTTACTTGGATGACAACCATACTATTGTCCATATAGGACATATCATTACGAATGAGCCTATGTGGGATGATGAAAACGATGAGTGGTCAGTAGAGCCTGAATACGCAGACAAGTACAGCATAGACGTGCTGTGGAACGATTTAGATGAAAGTCCTTATGGATGGAAGTCTTACGAAATAACCGTTGAAGGAAACGGTGTACACACCTTTTTAGGTAGAAACTTTTAATTATGGATTTAAACTCGGTTAAACTTTATGCAATTAACTTATCAGCTATAACGGTTAGCACTATGGATATATTAGAAGATAGCCTTAAAATACTTTTGTTAGTAGTTACTATTGGATATACGCTGCAAAAATGGTGGGAAATAAAAAACAAGAAGAAAGATGAATAATTGTGTTATTTGCTTTAACTGCGGTTTATGTTAAGATACTTTAACTATTCAGAGTTTGACAGTCCTGACGTACAGGGTAGCGGTCAGATGATGGATAAGCGTATTTTAGAGATGCTTGATGAAGCTAGAGATAAGTTCGATAAGCCTATTCACATAACCAGTGGGTTCAGAACACCTTTTTGGAATGAAGAGGTTGGCGGTGTAGAATCCAGCAGCCATCTCAAAGGATTGGCTGTGGATATTCATTGCGATAACTCAAGAGACAGACACAACTTAATTACTTGTCTTTTAGACGTAGGCTTTAAACGCATTGGGGTTGCCAAAACCTTTATTCACGCTGACATCGACACAGACAAAACACAAAACTTAACTTGGTTATACTAATGAAGAAGCTATTTCAAGCCATTACAGGCGGTTTACTGAAGGATATTGGGAAAGTAATAGACAACCTCCATACAAGTGACGAAGAGCGCTTAGAAGCCAAGCAAAAGCTTCAGGAGCTGCTTGAGCAGGCTGACAAAGAGGCGCAGGACCAAGTAACGGAGCGTTGGAAGTACGATATGCAATCGGACTCGTTCTTATCAAAGAACATACGTCCTTTGGTGTTGGTGTTTCTAACAACTATGTTTACCCTACTAGCTTTTACGGATGGTAACATAGGTGGGTTTAGGGTACAGGAACAGTATGTGCCAATCTTCCAGAGCCTACTTATAACGGTTTATGGGGCTTATTTCGTAGGTAGAACTTGGGAAAAGAATAAGAAAAGTGGCAAAGAAGATAGATAGTCTCTATAGCGGAGGCAGGAAAACAAAAAGACCAGGTGTGCATTCTAAAAATGCATCACCAGGCAAAAGAGGACACAAGAAAGCTTATAGAGGTCAAGGGCGTTAATCATTAAACGCAGTAGGCTAATTCTTAAACGCAGTGGGTATACACGAGCTTAAAAACTTCGAATACGAAGAATTTGACTGTCAGTGGTGCAGTAAGCACTCTACAGGCTTTAAAAATATGGATAGGCATTTCCTGAAGATGTTGGACGAAGCAAGGGATTTAGCCGAGCTAAAGTTCAAAGTGCTTAAGGGATTTGTCTGTTACGGGTGCAGAGGCAGTATAAACGAACTTGAGCATTCATCACACTTGATCGGCAGAGCAGCCGTAATACAATGCAAAAACACATACAAGCGATATCGAATAATAGCAGCACTGCTTGAAGCTGGCTTTACCCGTATAGGAATACACAACAATTACATCTATGTAGATAACGATGATATGAAGGCTGATTCCATATTTCCATTTGAAATAATACACGAAAGAAGTATAAAATAAAGGGGCTAATCCCCTTTAAAGGGATTACGCCCTATATTATATTATATATTATACTTTATTATTATATTATATATTATTATTATATTATATATTATATATACTATTACATACAAATAAATTGTATGTAATAATATTACATTAGGTATTTAGAAAAAGTTTTATATATTAGCGGCATAAAACATAAAGATATGGATGCAATACACGAAATAAACTTTTACAATAACTTCGACTTAATATCACAGACACTAAAAGACCACGACCCTCAGGTCGTGCAATCACTGAATGAGATAGCCGTATATGTGGCTAATTTACACTTAGAATGCAGAGAGAATAATACGCTGATTAAAAGCCTCAAACAGGAGTGCCACGAAAGTGATATAAAAGTCGGTATGTTGTCTTTTAAGTGTGAGGAGTATGAAGAGATAAATAAATAATATTATGAGCAAAAACAGACGTATAGTTCAGGAGAACTTCAAAGCCGTTTTAACGATGGTTGGTGAAGGAATAACAATAGATAGAGCCTTAAGGTCTCTTAAGATTACTAGAGGTAACTTTTATAACCACATAACTAAAGAACAAAAGGATTGGTTAGACTTCCAAAGATTGCTTTATTCTAAGACTAGAGATACTATTTATAGAAATAAATCAGATTTCTTTAACCACATTCAATAATTTTATATATATTTGCAATATGACTACGCTAGTAAATAAGTTGGTTGCTATTCAGGGGAGACTGAAAGCACCGAAAAACCAAAGGAATAACTTTGGAAAGTATAACTACCGAAGCTGTGAAGACATCCTTGAGGCTGTCAAACCGCTTCTCGCAGAGCAAGGAATTGTTCTGACTATTACAGACGAGATACAAGAATCAGGAGGTTGGGATAGCCAATCAAGTATTACATATGTAAATGCAACTGCTTCTATTACCGATGGTAAGGATAATATTTCTGTATCCGCACAAGCTGGGGTTGACCCAAACAGAAAGGGAATGGATATTGCCCAATCGTTTGGATCTTCTTCTTCATACGCTCGCAAGTATGCGTTAAACGGTTTATTCTTAATTGATGATACCAAAGATGCAGATGCGACTAACACACACGGAAAGACAGCTACTTCTCAACCACAAAAGGTTGATACAAAGAAAGCTATTCTTAAACCGAATACCCCTGAGTTCGATAAAGTAAAGAACTATATGGACAATGGAGGTAACATAGAAAAGGTGCAACTGAAATACAACATTTCAGATGCAGCGAAAATTAAACTTGTAAATAAATAAATATGGCAGCATTAACTGAAATCTCAATCGATGTAAAGAAAATCGATAAAACTAAATTAAATAAGGGTCAATACCTTAATCTAACCGTAGCAACTCGTGATGAGTTATCTCAATACGGTCAGAATGTATCCGTCTTCTACGCTCAATCAAAAGAGGAGCGTGAAGCTAAAACCAATAAAACCTATATCGGAAACGGCAAAGTTGTCTGGACTGATGGGAATATAAAAACGGCTAGAGATTTAACTCCAGCCGAAACCGAAACTCTTGACTCTAATTTAGAGTTCTAGTGTTGTCTCTTTTGTTTTACTTAAAGGGTGGGCTTAAAACCCCGCCCTTTTTTAACTACTAATTTTAAAAGAGATGACATTAGACGAGAGATACGAACAATTAAGAAAAGAATTATCGGTAAACCCATACGCAGAGGTTGAGTACCCACCAATAGCCGTTAGCTACGGCACATACAAATCAAAAGACGACACATATCCAACACCCATAGGAACCTATGGAAACTTCAGCTTTGTACAAGCGCCACCAAAAAGTAAGAAGACATTCTTCATATCAATGATTGCAGGAGCCTACCTGTCCGATAAAACAGACTGTACGGGCGCAATAAGAGGGCATAGAGAAGACCTTAGGTTAGTACACTTTGATACTGAGCAAGGTACATTCCACGCTCAAAAGGTATTCCGCAGAGTTTTAGATATATCCAAATATGACGGCTTGGATTATGATCCTTATGCAATGAGGACATTACCTGCAAACGAAAGAGTAAAGTTTATCGATTGGTACTTACATAAATATCAAGACGAAACAGGGCTTGTTATTATCGATGGTGTTGCTGACTTAGTGTTAGACGTTAACGACATCAAGGAATCAGCAGCTATAGTCCAGGAGATAATGAGATGGAGTGAAGAGTATAATGTTCACATTATGGTAGTTATCCACAGTAACTTCAATAGCGACAAACCAACAGGACACTTGGGTTCATTCTTGGAGAAGAAAACAGAGACACAGATACAGCTTAAACTAAAAGAAGATAACGAAAACATAGTTGACGTTATATGTAAACGCAGTAGGTCCTACCCCTTTGAGCAATTTAGCTTTGAAGTGGATAGGCAAGGTACTCCACGAATAATAGATAAGATAGATGACATACTCAGAATTGACACTTCGTTTTAATCTGAAGCCAACTCCGCATCAATCCTTCAGGATGAGCAGGAATGGGTTTAAATACACACCTAAGAAGATAGTAGACTTCAAGCAAGATGTAGCTTGGGAATTGTCTGGGCAATTAAGCGATGACTTCAAGATAATAAGAGCAGGTACACCGATTATAGTGGAGTATCTGCATTATTGTTTTAAGTTCCCTAAGTCCACAGCTCTTAAACGCAGAATAGAAGGCACTGCTAAGGTTAGTAAACCAGATTTACTAGACAACCTAAATAAAGCTTTTATAGATGCTTTGGAGGGGATAGTGTTTGAACAAGACCAAAATATCGTTGAGGTAAAAGATTTGAAAAAGTTTTACGGAGAAAGCGATTATATTGAAATAAAATTAATATATTAGTGCAAACAATTTAATATGTTCGGGATATCATTTTTTCCTATTTACGGTTGTGTCGTTGGAGTTAACTTTAGGGATCAAGCAATGGACGAAGCCCTTGAAGAAGTTGAGGATTATATTATGATTCAGCTTCTTTTTTTTATATTTGGAATAACCTTTTTATACTATGTGGGAGATACTGACCAAGAGGCATAAGGAGTGGATTTCAATGGCTATGTCCATCTGTAAGGATATACACTTGGCGAATGATATCGTTCAAGATATGTACTTGAGACTGAACAAGTATTTAGATAAACCTGAAAAAATAATAAAAGATGGTGAGGTTAATTCTTACTTTATATATATCACTTTACGCAACCTGTTCTATGATGCTAAAAAGAGTCACAAGGCAGAAATCAGTAAAGACTATTCCGATGTTGAAAACATCAGTATCCTTTCGGCTCTTGCGGAGATTCCAGAAGAAACAGAGGAGAATGACGGTATGGAGAAGGCATATCTTACTATATTTGAAGCCATTGATAAGGAGGTTTCCACGTGGCATTGGTATGACCAAAAGCTATTCAGGCTATACTACTACACTCCTCAGTCTCTTAGAGACATTGCTGGCGATACAAAGATTTCACTTACGAGCATATATAACTCTTGCAAGAACTACAGAAAGATTATTGAAGAAAAGTTCGGTGAGGACATAGAAGACTTTTTTAACCAAGATTACGACAAGATATGAGTACACCAGAAGCACCAAAGGATAAACGAACCAAAGCATACAAAGAGTGGAAAGCTAAGTATGACTCAGCCCCAAAAGGGCTGGGTGATACCATAGAGAAGATAACGACAGCCACAGGAATAAAGAAGGCTGTAAAGTTCTTAGCTGGAGAGGATTGCGGTTGTGAAGAACGTAAAAAAATACTAAATCAGAAGTTCAAGTATAAGAAGCCTGATTGCTTTAACGAGTCTGAGTTCTTGTTTATAAAAAGTATAGTTGAATCGGGTAAACAAAGGTTAGATGCTAAAGAAGTTAAGATGGTGGTTGATACATTCAACAGGGTATTTAAGGAGACTAGAAGAGCTACTAACTGTTCGTCCTGTTTTATAAACAACGTATTCAATCCATTGAAAAGATTATATGAAACCTATAAGTAAAGAAGCCGACTTGTTCGACTTCCTTAAACGCAGTACGTATCCTGACCTTGTCAAGGCTAAAAGCCAAATGAGTCGATGGGATTGCTACTCACCAAAGGGCAGACACCGTATAGAACTTAAATGCAGAAGAAAACATTATGACACACTACTCATTGAGAAAAAGAAGTTTGATGCGATTATTAAAGTTTGTGAGGACAACCTTGACATACCTATGTATATTTGTAGCACTCCAAGTGGCGTATTCGTATTTAATCTATTTTGGGTTGAGCCTGACTGGGAAATCAACAGAAGAAATCCAGCTACTACTGAGTTCGCTAATGGGTGTAGAGTAGATAAGGAAGTGGCATATTTAGATATAAAAGAAGCGACAATATTATGAATGATAAATCAAAAGCGTTTTACGGTGGCGGATATGTGTCCGATTACAGTGACTATGTAAATCCCCCGAAAGAGAATAGAAAACAGATACCCGTTTATTCAGGTGTATTAAAATACTTTCCTGATGCAATTAAAGAAGTTGCTAAGTGCAGCTATGCAGGGCAACAACAGCACAACCCTGATAAGCCACTGGCTTGGGACAGAAGTAAGTCTGGAGATGAGTTAGACGCTCTGATGCGTCACCTCATCGATGCAGGAACAATAGACACAGATGGTATAAGGCACTCAGCTAAAGTAGCCTGGAGAGCATTGGCTAATCTGCAAAAGGAAATAGAGAATGAAAGCTAAACGAATAAGTCAAGCTCAGAAGCTTAAACAACTAGAAAGCAATGTTGCACAGTTGCAGTCAATGGTTGTAGATATATATAAAATGGTGCAAGAAAATACTAAAGCAAGACTAATTAATCACAATGACTAATACGTTTAAGAGAGACCTAAAAAGAGGTGAACAGGTTGAATTAGCTCTACTAGATATGATAAAGGTTAAATATCCTAAAGCATACAAGGTACAGGGTTACTTTAAGGATTACGATATTTATGTTCCTGAAATAGAAAAGAGTATTGAGGTTAAATATGATGAAAAATCTAAATATACTGGAAACATTGTTATAGAAGTTTCTTTCAATGGAAACCCCTCAGCGCTGTCTACATCTAAAGCTGATTATTGGGTTTGGTGGGACGGAGAATACCTTTCTTGGTTTACAATAGATTTGATAAAAAAATGCCTTAAAGAAAATAAAACGCCAATAAGGACGTTTATAGGTAAAGGAGATTCTAAATCTAAAAATGCATATCTTGTTAAGAAAGATTTACTTTATAAGTATGCGATAAAACAAGTGGAAACTAATTTATTATTTTAGAAAGAATGCAAAGTATAAAACTACTTGATGGAACTGACTGGGCTATAGATGACCTAGTCGGTAAGATGTACGATAATGAGTTCTACTACGGATACTTAAACAAGGCATCCCTGTCCTCATCGTCCTGCAAAAAATTACTAGAGGGTATCGACAGCTACTTAGGTAACCGAGAACCTTTAGATAGCAATATGAAGCCATTAAGGGAAGGCAGGCTTATTCACGTCTCACTACTAGAAAAAGATAAGCTAGATGAATATTATCATTTTGTTGATGTAGCTACTAGGCGTAACAAAGAATACAAGGAAGCCGCTAAAGACCCCTCGTTAGAAAATAAGGAGATTATGTTGTCTAAGGAAAAAGTATGGGCGCAAAGCATTGTTGATGCTGTTATGGATAACCCAAGGGCAAGTGAATTATTTAAAGAAGGTGAGTTTGAGTTGCCGGGAATTGGATACGTTGATGGACTGCCTTTTAGAGCCAAGGCAGACTGTTTAAATGGTGATCGGATTGTCGACCTCAAGACGACATCCGATATAGACTCCTGGCACTATAATATGGACTTTTATGGATATGATGCTCAAGCATATATTTATATGACTATATTTAAGAAAAAAATGTTTACATTTGTTATTGTAGACAAAAAAACATTAAAGGTAAAAACATATGATGCAACTTCAGATGATATACGGCAAGGCAAACAAAAAGTTAGCGAAGCAATTAGCAACTATATTGAAGGAGTGGGATTTTAGAAGTACTATAGTAGAGGAGTATTTTATCCTAACTTGTCACGACATAATAGCTGGCGCTCCACTAAAAGAACTTTATATAAGTGTAGATTTGTTTGAAGAGCTAGAAGCATATGAAGAGTGTGAAGGAATATTATTAGCGTGCCAATTATGCACCACATTAACATTAACAAGTTATTTAAATAAAGAAGAAGATGACAATAAACAGTGAGATAGCATCAGAAATATCTAGAATAGAAAAAATAGTAAAAACAGTAACAGGAAGGGATCTTAGAGATAAGTTGAGAGACCACAAGAATGTTATAGCTCGTTCTATATTTTACAAAATATCATACGATTACCTATGCCGGATTGGCGTTAGGACAGGCGCTAAGAACTATGTGGCTAGGTATATGAATAAGAACCACGCTACAATACTTCACGCTATGAATAACTTTAATGAAGATATACTTGGATCCTCACTAAATAAAAAGATGTACGATACTTCTGTTGAGGTGTTCGGAAGTCTTGGGGATATATACAAAAACATAGATAAAAGGGATTTAGAGATAGATGACCTGAAAAACAAAATAACTGACCTTCAGTTAGAATTAAGTAAAGTAAAGCCTTATCGCAAAGATATCGAACATCTTGTAGACTTGTTACTTAAGATACCAAGCGACAAAATTGATGATGCTGAGTTTAGGATAGGGGTAATGTTAAAAGGATTTGCAATTGAACCGAGGAACCAGAAAACGCAAATTATCGGCTCTTATGAGACGATTGGAAGCTCCTAGGAGTTTAGAAGCTCAAAGTTACTGTTTCAAAAAAGGCTATAAGATATATCCAGTCCCAGAAGGATTGAATTACCGTATAGAAATAGAGTATAAGGGTCAGACTAAACTTGGAGAAAAACTGTATAGCAAAACTGAATGGTACGATGCTATATGGGAATTATACGATAGGATATATGCCACAAAGAAAGCCTGAGCGTAAGTATATGAAGAAGACCGATGGTCGGAAGGGTAACGGTGCAAAGCGTGGCGATGCACTTGTCCGTAAGACTATGGCTACTCCTGCTAATATAAACAAGGCTAAGAAGAACAGGTCAAAGATACTTGCCACCAATGCGATAGAGGAGGTTTATGGGTCTGAGGCTAACTTCTGGAAGATGGTTGCTGAGAAGGCAGAGAACTCGCAGTACGACCGTAAGATGGTTATTGAGTACGTATACGGTAAAGCAATGGATAATCCTGATGCCCTGTCCCAAGCAAAGGATATAGACTTCTCCATCGTGAACATCTTTACAGGATCAGACAAACCTAAGGAGATAGAAGACATAATAGACATTACATCCGAAGATGAAGGTACCGAATCTGAACCCGAAGTATAAATCGTTTGGTAATGACTCCAGGTACTTTATCACTACAGGTGGTCGAGGGTCTGGTAAGTCTTTTGCTGTCAATGTGTTTTTACTACTACTTACATACGAGAAAGGACACAAGGTACTATTTACACGGTACACGATGGTATCTGCATCTTCATCGATTATACCTGAGTTCATTGAGAAGTTAGAGCTTATGGGAGTTGTCGAGGACTTTCGCATAACGAAGGACGAGATAACAAATATCAAGACGGGGTCATCTATATTATTCAAGGGGATACGAACAGCTTCAGGGAATCAGACAGCATCACTCAAATCGTTAAACGCAATAACCACCTTTGTCCTGGATGAGGCTGAAGAGCTTACAGATGAAGATACCTTTGATAAGATTGATCAGTCCGTTAGGGTGAAGACTAAACCTAATAGGGTTATCCTGATACTCAACCCCACCACTAAAGAACACTGGATCTGGGGACGTTTCTACGCTAACAGAGACATTCCAGAGGGTTTCAATGGTATTAAGTCAGGCATTACATATATACATACTACATACCTAGATAACACTGATAACCTGTCGCAGTCATTCCTGAATCAGATAGCAGAGATACGTAGGCGTAGACCTGAGAAGTATACGCACCAGATACTTGGCGGATGGATGGAAAAGCAAGAAGGTGTTATATTTACCAACTGGAGAGTAGGAGAGTTTAACGAT